ACAGTTAAGCCATCAAGTATAGACGAACCATTGATATTAATTTTTCCAACTTGTATTGGCACTCTGCCAAATTCATCTTTATGTTCGTACAACAATTTATACAACTGCTGTTCTTTCATATCTTGGCTCATTACCTTGTTATTGGTAATGTTATCTATTTGCTTTTGTAGTTCAGGCTTTATTACTAATTGGTCTGTTTGGAAACTTTTATTTTTATCTGTCTTATGGTAAATACTTTCATCTTCTAATGTCTGCCCCATGATTGCAAGTTCTCTTAAAGAATTACTTTCATCTGACATGAATGGACTACTAACTCCTTCCCATATCCCCTGACCTGTATTTTTAAAGGCATTAAATATCTTACCCCCTGCATAATTTAAACCTGAAATCTTTTGACCTAATATTTCCTGTACTGCATCATCTACTTTATTGGCTAATCTGTCAGGGTATTTATTATCTAATTCATCATTTTTTTGTGTAAGTTCATCATTTTTCTTTTCAAGTTTATTCCACCTTTCTAATACTTCCGGTGTCATTGTAACCCCATCCCCACTATTAAGTATTCCATTCATTTCTTCTTTTACTGCATTTTGTTGCAACCCTATTCCTGTTTCTTCCAATGTCTGCATAAGGTGATTATACCCTTTCAGTTCATCTTCGGATAAATCTTTTTTATCTCTTAATAGTCTTTTATATTGTTCTGATTTTTCAGGGGAAACATCCTGAATGTATTGATACCCTAATTGTGCTTCGGGAGAAGATGATTTAGTAAGAAGCGTGGCAAG